CAGATGGTTTAAAGAATGCCCCACGTTGGAAGAAGCCCAAGCCAAGGAAGCACTAAGACTTGCTCAGCAAGCGGAGGTGCGGAGAGCAAGGGTGGAGTACATGGAAGCCGTCGAGAAACACACCTTGGAGATATGCAACTCCGAGAACCAGGCACTGGTAAGATACGACCCCGGGATTCCCGCAAATGGCGGACGCATAGACGGGAAACGTACAAGCGACAGGAATGTCGTGCCAGGGCGCGCAAAATCGCACAAGGCTGCACCTATTCCACCGCGCTGGCAAGCGCTGGATGAGGATGTGGAGGAGCAAAAGGAGCTCGCCGAGATCACCCTCGACCCCAACCACGAATATGTTACTGTTAGTGGGATGGTGTTGCGACCAACAGACCAAAGGTTTTACCGGAGGTTGTGTCGCCGCATCATATCCGCTTCATGGGAACTGCTTCGAGAGAGGGACGTTGTTGCGTTGGATCTAGAGCGCGAGCACGACGAACGAAGGGCAGCCCCACTGCCTCTCGTTGCCAGAATCCGAGGAGCTTGGCTCCTTGGAGATTGGCGGTACCTAGGGTCAAACCAGGTGCCCGTTGCTTCAACACAGAATCAACAATAGGTCAGCCTACTGTTGCTGGAGACTGTTTGTTCAAGGAGAAGGGAATTAAAACCAATAACTCGCGGAAACATTAACTGGAGTTCCGTTTCAGAACATCTCGTCAAACAGAAACTAGCAGGCAGAGGCTGCGAAAGAAGACGGCCAGTCGTGGCTTGCATACCCAAGCCGCCCGTCATATATAAAGTACTGGAATTCCCTCAGGTCCACTTTCACCGCAACTGTGAATGTAATGAACTTGTTGCTCTGAACAACAGGTTCCTGTCGCCACCATTGGAGGTGTGCAAGGTCCAAGCAGCTGAACTTATGAGGTTTGTTCAGCAATTGTGCAAGAAGATGTGTGTTAAACGAATGTTTCCTCTATCGAGGACGTGCTTCGTTGACACTGCAACTGTGCCTGCCAAGCGAAAGATCTATACCAGAGCTCGTGAAAATTTGCGGGTGACGGGATGGCAGAGAGATTACGCACGGATAGCGATGTTCGTCAAAGTGGAGCCGATACATGGTGAGTCCAAAGACCCTCGAGCGATACAGGGTAGGACACCTGAGTGGACTGTGGAAATGGGGAGGTATATTAAAGTGATCGAGCACCATCTCAGTAAACTGGATTGGAGTAAGCTGGTACCAGGGGCTCCTAGCTCACGT